TTAACCAAGCTCTAATTTTACTACGATCTAAATTCATTCTGCTTTGTTCAAACAACGAATCTTGAATAATTTGTTCTATTAATATAGTTTGTGAATTTTTCATGCTATTATCATTTATATATAAATATTACCAATCTATCATTACCATGTTTCCATTCCACAACATGATGTTATCTGCTTTGAAATCTAATTCCAAATCGAAATCTCGTACTGCAGTTTTTTGAACATCGCGTTGCAACGCTCTTAAAAAATTAACTAATTTAACATCAGTATTTCTTGCTCCATCTGCATCTAGATAATCAAATATTGAAACTTCTCCTCTAGTTGATCTAGCAAATGATTTATATGATTCATGAAAATTATCAATTGCATTTCGGTATGATTCTGGTAAACGATCTGCTTTATTCATTATATACATGTTTCGTTTATCTACATAATGCACAGGAATAAAAGTGCTAAACTCACTGTGTCGACCTACTATAATTTCTGCAACTCGATATTCTTCGCGCTCCGTAGTTATTTTAAATAAAAAATCAGTTCCGTTAATTTCATATATACGACCATTATCGCCTTTATCAAAAAAAGTAAAATCTTTTGATTTAATTTTATCTAACAATCCATCTATTTCTTGTTCAGATATTTCTCGCAATATTTCAGTTAATCGTATCATATTTTTGCCGGTAAATTTTTATCTAAATCAATTCTAACTAAAAAGTTTACATCTACATCATTTCTTTTCTTTATCGGCTGTCCTAATTTTCCAATTGCTAGTAATTGTCCTTGATCATTATACAAACCAATTGTAGTTATATACGGAGAAAATACACTGCCAGTTGCAAATGATTTTACTGTTTGTTCATCATCTAAAAGCAATGTTTTATTTTGAGATACATTTAAATCTCCCATATTAACTCGAACTATAGTGCTAAATTCATGTATTGTAACCGTGCTACGATAACTTGCAGAGTATGCAGTCTGTAATAAATAATCATAACGATAATCTAAACTAGAAATAACAGCAATGCCTTGTTTTTCAAAAATATTACCTACATACTGCGTTTGCAAAAATGTTCCGCCTTCGCTACGGTCTGATAACGCACTTATATTGGTAGTTGTTAATCCTTTATTAAAGATCCTTATTTCATCTAGATCGCCGTTTAAATTACCGCTATTAGCACTATAACCACCTATTTTCAATGGATCGTCATTATTTATTTTTGCAGTAACAGTTTGAGTACCATTGCTATTAATTAAAGTGCTAGATGTTACATATGATTCTAATGTGCCATCCACATACATTTCTAAAACACTGCCAGTTTTTTGACAAACTACATGACTCCAATCACTAACAACTGCAGACGAAGTAATCTGAGCCATGAGTGTATCCGAAGCTTTTGCTGAAAATATTAATTGATTACTTCCGCTCAATTCTACTTTAAAAGGCCATTTTGATGATGATGTTAATGAATCTACTTTACCTAATATTAACTGATTAGATCCGCCAGCATTGGCACCTGATACAAAAAATGAAACTGCATAATCATGATCACGATCATAATATCCTTTTAATTCAGATTCAATATATCCAGCTCCTTGAAATTTTGCAGCTAACCCTACTGATTGAGTTAATCCTGTCGTAGTAGGAACCCCGCTAGTATACGTTACTCCTTCACTTACATATTCAATTCTGCTAGTATCAAAATATTCATTAAATCCTTCATACCATTTAACACCGTCAACTATTGATCCAGTAGGATAATCAGTTTCATATAAATTTCCATAACGGTCGCTTTGTATAGAAAATTGTTTCATGTTACCTAAATATCCATACACTGCACATGAACCATACGAAGAAGTTCCATATGATGCTGAACAAATTGAACTTGTTAATTGAAATGATTCTAATTTAATACCTTCGCCAATTTTATTTTGCGGTATTGAAAATACAGATGCTTTTTGATATAAGGCTTTTTTAGTTCTATTAATATCATTTTGACCAAACGTGTTATAAGGTTGATCGCTGTATTTATAAAATAAATGATTCACGGAATTATAAATTTGAAATTGATATGTTCCGTTAGTATTAGTAGACCCAACAAATGTGCTAGAATCAATTTGAGGTAATCCAGATTCATATACAGCCGTTAACGGAGTTACACTGTTTACATCACTAGAATAATTAAATCTCCATAATTTATAAGCAGGAAAAGGAATTATACTTATATCAGACTGTTTTACGCGGTGGTAAACAGTAGGAGATGGACCATTAAAATTATCGATATCATTTATTGTATTCACCATGAAGTAAAAACCCCGTTATACTTTATTATAAATATAACAGGGCTTAAATATATGTATTTTAAATACTAGTAGTCTAATTTAACTCGTATTAATTGTTCTCGAGCAAATGATTTTAAAACTGGTTGACTTAATTTTGCTATTGCTAATAATTCTTGTTGATCATTATATAAACCAATTGTAGTTATATATGTTTTCGGATCTCCGATGAAATCTGAATTTCTAATTAATCCAACACTTCCGGTTGTATATGATGCGTTGTTTGAAAAATTATATTCTCCATTTTTAACTCGTACAAAATAATGCGAACTAGATATTTTTTCAGAATTTCTTGCAGTGAATGCAGAAGAAGATCCTGAAATTGAGTGATACAAAGCAAAATGATTATTACCTTCTGAATCAGAAGTTACATTTGTGCTAAATGCTAAATTTTGATCTAAAACATTTCCATCTAATATCATTATTCCGTGATCTGGATAAAATGATCCGTAATATACCGGAGCAGAAGAATTATATACTCCAGAATCTAAAGACCCGGATACTATATTATATTTACGTCCGGCTCTACCTTGTGTTGCAGATGCTATAGAAGAATCATCAATTAGTGTAACTTGTGCACCCGATACCGTAACAGACCCGGTAGCGTTAGTAGCTCGACTTGATATCGTTAACAATGGTAATTCAAAATTACCTTCATCTAAACGCTCTTTCATTCGATTTCGTTTAACGTTAACAGCATAAATAGAATCGGTACTACCTGAGCCTTGTGTAATAAATCTGCTAGCATCTGATTCTAATAATAATTGTTTATATTGTGCATATACAGCTTTTGATGCAGGATTCTCTTGAGTACCTAAATCGGAAGATCCGGATCCTAATGCATGACCATATGCTACAGAAAATTGAACAGCTGCTCCATCTGCAGTAGGAACTGATTGATATATATCTGCATAATATCTTCGTTGTGATGTTGTTTGATTTGAAGAAGTATAATATGTACTTAATGCTCCTTGATTATCACTCCAAACGCCAGCTGTAACAGTTTCTTTTTGTTTAGTAACTACATCATTTATTAAATCAAACTGAGTAAATGTCCTTCCATTTGTAGCAATTTGTTGCTGTGCAGCCTGTTGGTCTAAATAATTTTGAATACCTTGTTGTATTAAATTTTTAACCTGATTATTCTGAACAGTATTTCCTTCACCATCATTATTATTATTGCCACCAAGTCCTCCGAGATTTAAATTATTAAGATTTAATTGACTATGGCGCGGAAGTTGTTTTAATTGTTTAATTAATTCTTTCATTATTATATTTCCTATTTACGAAGATACTCCGGTTGCTGGATTAACTGCAGTAATTTTATTAACTGTTAAATTAATTGTTACACTGCCTCCCGTTTCATTTCCTACTATAGTAATTGTAGCAGTTTTATCTTCAACATATTGCGGTTTAGCAACAACTTGAAATGCAAATCCAACTGCCGATACCGTCTGTGCGTCTGAATTAACGCCAACAATTGTAGGACTAATATTTGTATTTGATTGTACTGGTTGACTAATTTGTAAATCTGCAACGGTTGAATCAGATAATATTGCAGTATATCCTAAATTACTATTTCCATTTTGAATATTTGCAGTATTCGGTGTAATTACCGAGCTAGCACCTGCAGTTGTTAAAGTAATAGAACTTTCTCCAACTGTAATTACAGGTATATTAGTTGTAGATTTAGGAAGCGATATTAATTTATAACGCATCATCTGAGATTCATCAGGAACTGCTTCCGTTAATGGTAAATTTTCTGTTAATACACCATAATAATCCGTTCCTAGCGGATGATCTGTATTCCATAATGAATAATCAATTTCATCGTCTGCTAATGCAAACTGAGTAATATTAAATGCATTTCCGCCCTGTGATAATAATTCTCGTCCTTTAAGAGTTAAAATTGCATCAACTGTTATTGAGCTATTATCTAAATATCCCATATTATACCTTTTCTTTTTTAATAAATATAGTTGTTATAGATTTTAGTTGACTTGAAAGTTTCCATTTGTATTATTATTATTCTGTGTTATAATTTGATTTGGATTTGCATCATTTATTTCAACAACAGGACCTCCGTCAATAGTATCATTTGAAGCTACATTAAATCCTGGTGATGACATTTGCGATCCATTATAAAATAAATTATCTAACCCAGTTGGTATATAATCATTGATATCAGATGGATTTCCATTTGAGTCTGTTGTAAATTCTGAAGTTGTACTAGATAAAATTGTTGGTAATAAAACATCACATAACCAATATGCAGAAGATCCGGTAGTCAATGTGCTACCAGACATAAATAATTGATCGTAACAATATATAAATCCGTCATAAATTGCATTATCAGATAACACATTAAATGTCCCATTTGTATCATAAAAATCTGCAATTGGATTATTTATAACATCATCAATTACTCCTAATAAGTCTGTATATGAGCCTGTTATATTATATGAGTCTACATCTAAGTCAATTAATGCTTCATATGTTTCATTAAATTTTGATATTTGCGGTAAAATTGTATCTTTACTTCGTTCTAATAAATTTGGCTGAACTAGTATACCTGTTAATTTATCAACTCGTGCAGGAATTAATTGTGATACTTGTCGAAAAAATGATAAATCATATAATGTAAATATTTTTATATATGCATTAAAATCATTAGCATTTTCATATTTTTTCCAATATTCAGCTGCAAATTGTATTAGTCTAGGATACGAGTATTTTTCAGTTTCACCTGGATCTCCAATATACGAATCTAATTCAGTAAATCCTAAATGTGCAATGATATCTTCATCTATCATTGTTTGTGGAGAAAAATAAACTCCTAATCTGTTACTATCTAATGGAGCTTTATCAAATTGACTTTGTTCGGCTCTAGTTTTTAAATCTAACGTTCCAATTAATTCATTTTGTTCGATACGAACTTTATTATCATCATATGTAGCAGATCCTATAGAAACTCCATCATAATAATATGTATCATTAAATGTATCATATGGAATGTCATTAGTCCAACTTGCAAATGATGCTGATATATCAGATGGATTTGGTTCAGCTCCAGTTAAACTAGAAGTTGCTGCGTGATCTATTTTTTTATTTAGTGGTAATCGGAATACTAATTCATCATATGTATCTACATTAGCATCATATGCCCCAAATGCTTTAGTATGATTATAAAATGGTTCGGTATTTAAAGAACCAGTCCACAGTCTTAATTCTCTCAATTGTCCGGATAATCTAGATCCTCCACTTGTTCCTCCTAACGTAATAGTACCTGTAGAATTAAAACTAGCAGTATGTGATGCTGACACTGCAGCAACTATTTTACCTAATCGTTCTTTAGCAACTACTAATTCTAACATACTACCATTAGTTTTTACCAATGAATTTAGCCAGTCGCCATCATAAAGTTCGATATCAGCTGATGCCGTACCATTAATTTGTACTGTACCTTTATTACCTGATGTAAAGTCTAATACTACATCAATTCCGTCAACACTAAATAAATTCATAGTATTCGGAATATTAGGGTTATCTTCAATATTTTGCGTACGGAATCCTAATTCAATTGAATTAATAGGCTGATCATAATTTATAGTAACAGTACCTGCAGTATTATTAATTAAATCTAATGAATAATTAAAATTATATTTTTCATAAATTGGAACACGAGATGTTCTTGGACCTCCGTACTCTTTTATTGTTATAAGTGATTGCGGAATTCCATAACATGACAATAATGCTTGTATACTACGTCTTGTTCCTTTTGATTTTAATAATCCCGGTAAATTATTAACAATTCTTCTCCAAACTGCATATGTACGATCTCTTGCTGGTAAACTATCCCCGACTACTGAATTAGATCCTGTTAATGGAGTTCCTGCTTCATCAGTACCTAAAACATAATCCCATAGATTTAAATTATCATTACCATCTATTAAATTCCATCCAAATTGTTTTGCAACATCATATAACAATTCATTCGGAATACCTAATTTAGGATTTTCTTCCCGGCTATGAATCTTTTGCATATGATTTGCATATGTATAAATTATATCATAATGATGTCCCAGCATATTAACAAATGTAGAAAATTCTATGTTATCTTGATTGATAACAACATGTGCTGGTATTGTGTTTGACAATGAATTTATATTTTTTGAATCATATTTTTGTGCAGAAGTTAACATTGAATTAAACCAAGTATTAAATTCAGTAGATTTAACAGATATTAATTCATATGGTCGAGTGCTATTAGTTTTTGGTACCGGTGTTATATAACTTCCTGTGACATCTGAAACTATAGGATTTTCATGTGGGTATTCGTTACTGTATAATACAGACGAAGATTCATAATAAAGAAATCTTTCAAATTCATCGAATCCGCTAATTAAATTTGTTCGCTTCGTTTCAAATTCTTGTGAATTTGCAGTAGCAACACTTCCGGATATTTGACTAATAGTAACAGATTGTGAATTATAATAGTCTAATAATTCTAATTTATATTTAAAATTTAAACATCGTTCTTGTGCTGAACTATAAAATATAAAATTATTAAAATCCGTATAATCTATATTTAATTTTATTCCGGATAAACTTCCAGAAAAATATGAATCTACAATTTGCTGAGAAGTAGATACAGTTGATCCTAATAAATTAGTCCAAGTTTGAATTCCGGTATTAGTAGACAATGCATAATCGCCTTGAGCGTCCCAATTCGGCTCACTTAACTGATTAAATTGTTTTATTGCTTCTAGAACACTAATAGATACCTTATCCGTATAAGGCATTTTCCGTTCTTCTACAACCCAACATTTAAATTCTGGTTCTATATTATCAGGTAATGGATCTTGCAGTTTAACATAAAGATACTGTCCTACAACTACACTATTAATATAATGAACGGTTTGATTGCGACCAAAATTTAATAAAAATGACTTGTATATTGTGTTATAACTATTTCCAGTTACATTTGTATTTGTCTGATTTATGCTATTAGCATATAATGCAATCTGCTGAAGAAAGTCTTGATTTTCAGGATCAATGGCTCGAAGTTTTATCTCCGTACGATCCGGCGAAATTTCATCAATTACAATATATTGTTGTTCATAACTACCAATCCAATTTCGAAAAAAGTTTAAAATAAAACGATAATTCCCAGCATCAATTTTTAAATCAGAAAACTGTTTATATATGTCAATAGCAATTGGTTCATTGGCAAATGATATTGGTTGATTTTGATCATCCGTATACGTTGGGACTTGTGGTAATGTCTGTACGGTATGATTACCTGTTATCCAAGTATCTCCAGCATATACATGAAATTCAATTCTAGAATTCAATTGTTGTAAAAATGTAGAATCAAATTTAACTAGATCTAGAGTACGAACAAGTTGATCTAACGTCGTATTTTTTATACGATTTGCAGTTATAGCTTTTTCTGCTATATTAATAGATTCTATATTTTTATATTGTGCTATCATGACGGATCAAATTCTGGTTGATTATTTACAGCTGTAACCAATTGTTGTCCATTAGTCGTAAAAGAGTTTGAATCAGATGGGGGCAATTCATTTGCGGGAGGAATATATACACTTGTATTTGATTGCACATTGTTATATGCAAATCCTACTGGTTCCGATCCTATATCAATTACATTAATATTCCAATATGAAGTTTCTATACCAATCCATGATTGAAATCTACTTACTGTA